TGTCTAATGATGGTGCTGTTGGTATGACTATTCCTGAAGTGAATTGGTCTTCTAGTTTTGTTTACAAATCTCATGCTTATCCGTTTTCTAAATCGGTTGCTACTCTTGCGTCTACTTCTGATACTCCTATTACTCGTGCTACTGCCCAAGTGGTTAGACTTGATGGTGGTATTGTAACTCAAGCATCTGCTTAATATAATGAAATTATGAATTTAATGCCTGCCCAAGACCGACCGAAAGGGAGGTCGCGGGAGCCACGGAGTGGAGAAGATTCCTACATTTGACTCTAAGTTCAATGGTCTGAGAGGATAGCCGGCATAAGGGAGGAGCGAAGCGACGGAATCTGCCGGCGTCAGTACACGTGGAAGGAGGTTTAGCACAAAGCGCCGATCTGCGACTAAGAGGTAAAACCCATTTAACCTACTGCCGCTACGCTAACCGTAGGTTAAATAGGACTAACAAAGAGTATTTACGTGGTTCGACACTCAAGTAGTCCCAGCTAGTATTACCTGGGACTACTGTGTCTGTTTCTTTTTGTGTGTGCTTTACCTAAAAGAAATGAGTCGAGACGCTGTTAAGAAATTCCGTAATTTTTGTTTTACTTTGAATAATTATGTTGATACTGAATTAGTGGATACTATTCCTTGTCGATATATTGGTTATTCAAAAGAAGTAGCCAAATCTGGTACACCGCATTTGCAGGGTTTTATTTGTTTTACTAATGCTACTTCACTTTCTTCGGTTATTCAGAAGTTTGAAAAGAAAGCTCATATTGAGCCAATGCATGGGTCTATACGTCAAAATGAAGCTTATTGTTCTAAAGAAGGTGTGATGGTTCATCGTGGTGATAAACCTGCTTCCAATGATGATAAAGGTCGTGCGAATCAGATTCGTTATCAACAGGCTTTAGAAGCTGCAAAAAAAGGGGATTTCTCTGATATTGATGCTGATTTATATACTCGTCATTATAATACGTATAAACGTATTCGAGTTGATTATCACCCAAAACCTACTCCTATTGAAGATGTATGTGGTTTATGGATTTATGGTGCTTCTGGTATTGGCAAGTCTCGTTATGTTCTTGCTATGTATCCTGATCATTATATTAAATCACGTGACCAATGGTGGCAGTCTTATCAACACCAAGATGTTGTATGTCTGGATGATTTGAGTATTTTCGAAGCTCCACGTTTAGGTTCTTATATGAAGGACTGGGCTGATTTTAAACCTTTTCAAGCTGAAACTAAAGGTTCTTCTATGATGATTCGCCCTAAGCTTTTTATAGTTACTTCTCAGTACATGCCTGAGGAATTATGGCATGATAAAAATACTACTGATGCTATCAATCGTCGGTTTAAGGTTCTTAAGTTGGATAAGAACTGGAGAGATCATATGATTATTGAATAAAAATGATAATATTGTGTGTGTTTAGTATTAAACGCTATGCCTGTGTTTAATAATCGTAAGCGTAAGTTTGCTGCTAAGCCTAAACCTTATTTTAAGAAGGCGAAATATTCTAAGAAATCGAAGACTTCAACTAAACCGAAGAGAACGCAGAAACATGTTGTTTCTGGTCCTAAGAAGGTTGCTACTTCTCATTGGAATTCCACTGGTGGTCAATTAAAGGGATCAAAGAAAAATCCCAAGGGGATTGCTGTTGGTCGATCTCATTTTACTCGATCTGTTTGTGGTCGAATTGAAGGTGTTGATGCTTCTGGTCCTCAAGCTGCTGGTTTGATGGGTGTTTGTTATCCTCGAACTGATTTATTGCTTATTAGAGGATCTTTGTCTGATACTACGGATGCTTTGCAATATGGCTCTAGAGTTTTTTTAAAAACTTGTGTTGTTACTCATTTGATTACTAATCAATCTAACACAAATATTTTTATTGATTTGTATGATTGTGTTTCTAAACAAGATCAAGGTTTGACTCCTGAAGTGACTACTCAGCAAACAATTACTGATCCTTTGGAGGCTTGGAATAATGGTTTAGTTATATCTGGTACAAATAGCTTTCCTAATGTTGGTGGTCAGCCTTTGACTGCTCCTACATCTGCTTCATTGGGTGTGACACCTTCCATGTCTTCTCAATTTAGATCTTTGTATAAAGTTATGAAGAAGACTGTTCTTTGTTTGGCTGCTAGTGAAACTGTGCAACATCAAAGTGTTCATTCTCCAAATTATACTTTTGATTATTCTAAAACTAATCTTCAGTTAGATGACACTTCTGAAGAGGCTTATGTTAAGAATTTAACGTGTTTTACTCTTTTAGTTGTGCATGGTCAACCTGCTGATCTGTCTAATGATGGTGCTGTTGGTATGACTATTCCTGAAGTGAATTGGTCTTCTAGTTTTGTTTACAAATCTCATGCTTATCCGTTTTCTAAATCGGTTGCTACTCTTGCGTCTACTTCTGA